GCGCCAATGAACCCTCTGGCGCACTGTCTGGCAATTCGGTATAGTCATCGCAATTCCATTTTGAAATGGTTGCTTCTTTAATAAGTGCCATAACAACCTCCTATAACAACGCTACTGCATAAGCACCTGGATCAATGGGCGTGTATAAAAGTGTAAATTGCCCCGTTCCTGCATTTAGAGCAGTCGTTAGATACAGGAACCCAATCCTCCCAATACTGGGATCAACAGCCGCCGAAGGCGCAACGCCGACAACCACATTGCAAGATGCCCCAGTGGGAGATGCTATTGAGATCGCTGCTGTTCCATCCACATTCGTTGCTGTCCCAACAGTAGCCCCAGGCAACGAAATTCTGCGACCCCGGACAAACCCATCGCAATCAGCAGACGTAGCAGAGAGAGGCTGCACGGTGATGACCGGAGTATCGGAAACGAAGTTGAACTGAAATTCAGTCGTTGACGCTGCATTTGCCAATGTGGTCGCACCAACTTCAAACCACAGGGCATGTATGAAAATCCGGTTGTAAACCCTGAACGGATATGCCTGTGCCGTTCCAAAAGCCGTATAAGCAAGCTCCTTGGCCGTTTCGACCATAAGCCCATGCTTAATATCACCAATTCTATTTCTTGTACTCGGATTGTAGTTCATTTCATCCTCCTTGGATGGGGACCGCCATTCTTCCAGACGGCCCCGCTTGCGTTATTACTTCTTTTTGTTTAACAACTCTGGATTCACCTTGAGTGCCTTGATTTCACCTTTAAGGTTGATAACCTCGTCTTTCAACTTGGCAATCTCATCCTTTAAGACTGAATCATCAAACACCTCAACTTCCGGCACCTTGATTCCAGCTACAGCCTCACCGACTATTTGTTTTACTTTCTCGATTTCTTCTCTTAACATAATAAACTCCTGTGGGGACGGAACTTAATCCGCCCCCTGTTAATTTATGCTATTGCCGTCGGGGGGATCGCCTGCTGATAACGTGCCCCTACGAGCTGGTATTCCACATAAACGATATTGGTGGCATGGCCGCCAGTAGAACCGAGCTGAATCCAATCATAACCCGCACTCAGAATCGACGCGTCGATGTAGAAATTGACCTGCGATGCAGTAGCCGCCGGGGTTATGGTATATGTCAGAGCATCAGTCGCTCGCGTCCACGTATCTGCCGTTGTCGTGAGTATGTTGTAATAAATCGGGAACTCAGCTCCAGTCGTAATTGCAGTTGTACCAGATGCTGCCGTTCCTTCATGCACAGTCAGAACAAGAGAAGTCGCATTGGCTCCAATTTCCGTAATATATATCCAGCATCCTTTAGCGCCTTTCAGACATACCCAATCTGCCGTATCTCCCAGCGAATCAGAAGCACCAGGCCCATATCCCCAAATTCTCGGATTAGTTTCGTTTGTGTACATTTTATATACCTCCTTCAGGTAATGCCGGGGCCGAAGCCCCAGCTGTTATTAATTATTCACCCCAGCTGTTATTAATTATTCGCGTGAATCCAGTACGATGAAATGCGACTGAGTTGCAGTAGCCCCACCCTTATACGGAGTTAAAGCAGAAGCTCTCCAAGGCTGACCGTCCATCCTCAGAACGAATCTCAACACGCTTTCGTCGTAAATGAATCTGACATGGATCGACATATCAGACTGCAATCCACCCTTTTCCGCCATGATGTATCCATCCTGGAAGTTACCAAGGATGATATCTCCAACGGTTCCAAGTGTAGCTGCCTGCTCAATCGCAAACGCCGGAAGACCCATAATGCGTCCATAGGGGCTTTCGCTCAATCCACCAGGAGGCATATAGAGAGGAATTCCACCAGTACCAACTGCCAGGCTCATGGTGAAGAGCTGCGGTTCGATATTCTGGTTGTAGTACCAGGCATAATTGCCAGTCTGAGCCGCGAATCGGCGGGAATACATTTTGACTATATTCTCAGCGACTACGGTTGCGGCATCCTGTCCAGTCTCTTTGCCAACCGAAACGAGACAGCCAGCATTGAGAATCCCGAGCGCCATCCCAGCACCGGTTCCATTGATAAGATCGTCCTGAATCTGGAAATTGAAAGCCGACTGGAAAGCATTGCTGGTACGAGACTCCATTGCAGCCGCATCCATTATCAACTCGTCGGTCAGATAACATAAACCGATAAGTTTTTTCAAATTCAGCTCAACCCTTCGGAATTTAGGCTTACTCGCCGTTTTCTCCCCAGCCTCTTCGCCGTGATAAACGATAATTCCACCGGAAGTACTGGATGCCCTTGAGGTCTCATCGAATCCATTAAGCACGATCCCGTTTGAACCGGCTGAGATAGGAATTTTCTCACACTTACTGGGGATCAGGCCATTGTCAAAGAGATTCTCGAAAAGTTTATTCGCGAAATCCTGTTGTACCAGAAATCCACCATCGCTCGGGACGGTCTCGCCAAGACCTGAAATAGAAGCACGTGTATTCCTCAGGCGAGGATCAACCGATCCACCGGGCAAACCGGCCTGGATGATTGCTGCAAGCTGTCCGCCGAATGTTCTGAACATATCCTTCTCTTCCCGATTCTCGCCAAGTATAATACCGGACGGGACGGGTTTGGTTTGAGGAGCCACGGGAGTCTCAAGAACCTTAGCAACCCGTTCCTGACGTTCCATCGTCTCAACACCCACACGAAGTTCCTCCACAGTGTCGAGTATCTCGTTCTTGAGCAGAATTTCACCCGAATTCGGCTCACGATTCTCTGCTATACACTGCGCATCAATATCCCCAACCTTCTTCATGAGATTGGCGATGTCTTCTCTATATTGCGTAATTGTCTTCATACTATTTTCCTCCTACATTGATGGGGCGATTAATTCGGCCCGGATTAATAGATCATTAACTTTACCTTTGGCTGGCTCAGCATCACGCGGAGGATCTTCTTCTTCAATTAGAGCATCACGCTCCTCTTGAGTCATAAAACCTTTAGCCAATATTTCTTTCGCCTGCTTTCGAGAACACCCGGCATCACGCAGGGCACGCTCTAAGTCACGCGGGTTTAACTCATCTTCTTTTGGTATATATTCACTTAAAACTCTTATTTCATCTTCGGTCAGTTCTTCGCCGGCTTTGATTTTCGTAATGACAACATCGAATTCTGTCCAGTCCTCCACGGTAATAGATTCTGTAGGATCTTCTTTATGGAATAGTGATCTTACTTCAGCGGAAGTTGTTGGTTCAGCAGGATAAGTTACAACACTTACATCGAATAACTTAACTTCGAGAAGGGTTCTTTCATCTGTTTCATAATCAAGCTCTTGCCTTTTAACTTGAAACCCATAAGACATCTGGGTTACATCACTACGTTCCATCCTTTTCATTAGATCAATAGCATCAGTAGTATCTGGAGGAATTATCTCGATAGCAAGACCTTTTGAATCTTCCTTTAATTTTAATGTGCCTGACTTATTTCTACCTAAGACAAATTGTGGATTATGTTCAATCAATGCCCTAACATCATCATTTTTGATGGAATTCTTAAAGGCTCCGGGGGCAATTCTTTCTTTAAACCACCCCCCTATGTCAGTCCAAACATTAAACATGGCCGCATGTCCGACTATTTTAGGAGCTTTTCCAGATCTATCAATTCTAAATTCTGAAGATGTAATACACCTTGTTTCCATATTCTCAGTCTCCTCAAACATAATTATCCTCCTATCGCCAATGATGGCTGAAAATCTTGTCTAATTTTATTTCCTTTTTTCAGATTATCTATTTCCCACAACGGTCTCAGATTTTTTAAAGCCCAACACTTTTTAAAATCTATATTCGTGTCTCGTATTCTTTAATTACCGCTTTTTCGCGTGGGCGTTTACCCTTTTTTAATGTTTCCAATATATCTAAAGCCTCTTCTATCGAAACCTTATTGTATCGCAGGTACTTTAGGAGCTTCTTTGTCTTCACCATTTCCTTTTCCTTGTGGTATTGGGTCTGTTGGGTTTGCTAAGTTTATTGGTTCTGGTTCTTTATTCTGGACTTTTAAATGCTCTTCAAGTAAACTTAATGGAACCGTATTTAAAGGAACAAATAATTCATCGGCAAACGGACTGGAATCTGGATTAAGATCCTCTTTATCTCTAATTTCATTTTGAGTCATAAGCCCATTTTGCCACATTTTTGAATAGAATTCTGCCCTGTCCTTTGCGTTTGCCCGTAATAAACCTTCAACAATATGCTTAAAATAGAATCCTTTTTTTATCTCTGTTGGGGTTAAAAGTTGCATTAGGAAATTCTGTTCGAGTCGTATCAACCAGGGTAGAATTGAATCAGATACATATGACATCTGTTCCGATTCGATATTGTTGAAGGATGATTTGGTCATCTCCTTTAGTTTGTGGACAGGGAGGTTAAACCACCGGGCAATATCAGTAACTTGCCAAGCTCGGGACTCTAAGAACTGCGATTCTTCCGGTGAGATACCTACTTTTTCGATCTTCATTGCCTCTTCAAGCAGGAGTAGTCTATGGGATTGGCCTAATCCACTGTGCGCTGCGGCTAAAGAGGATTTGAGGTTATTGGAAGCTTGTTCTGAAAGTGTTGCCGGGTGTGAAACAACAACCCCAGGGTGAGTGCCATTACCGAAGTATAAAGAGCCGAAAGTCTCCATCGCCATGCCCAACCCGATTGATTTCCGAGCCATAGCGATTACTGAATATCCGATAAAACCATCAAAACCGAGGCCTGGGATGTGTAGAATCTTCTCCCTTGGCATGATTATATCGGCTTCACCATCCATCTTGATTTCATAAACCAGTTTGCCATTAAGCATTTTCGGTGTTACTCGGTTTGGCGGGATCGGCCAGAGTTCTACAATATCACCGAGTACATTACGAACGATTTCCGCATATCCATTACCCCATGCGAGAATATGGGCTATCATACATTCCCTACCAGTCATTGCGGCCATATAGGGGTTATATTGAGTGTGCATTACCCGGTATAAGCTGTTTTCGGTAGCCTGGGTGGTGGTTCTGTTCTTCTTCTGCATTAAGTGGAGGGGTAGAGAACCGATTGTGCCGGAATAAAGGGTGATTGCGTTGAAGACTGCGGAATAGGTTAAGGCTGTGGATTCTGTGACGGTCTCGCCGGATAGGGATTGTGAACCGGTTAGATTCCACAACGAACGATCCCATGCCTTAGGGTTAGAAAGGCTGAGATCGCGTTTAAATATATCACGAATCTTGCCAAAAACGTTCAAATTAGAGACCGCCTTAGTTCAAGAATTAATTCTTGACTAAAGGATAAGGGAAGAAATAAAAAAAATCAAGGTAGTGATTTACACTTATTTACACAAATTTCC